ACAGCGGTAAAGGCAGTGCCCTCAGCAGTTGTACCAGAAAGTGTTTCACCTTCTGTAAATGTTTTTGCTGTATTGTTCGTGCCTGTTTTTGTATATGTTATATAAAGGGTTGCGGCAGCAGTTGAACTTGCCTCACTTGTTGTAGTAACTGTAGCAACAACACCTGATGTTGCACCTGTTACAGTTGTACCTGATATTGAGGCAGCAGTTGAAGTTGTGTGACTTGTTAGTTTGACATATTCAAAATCTGAATTATATGTGATTTGACCAGGTATAACCATCGCACCGTCTTTAAAGACATGTTCACCAAATCTCTCTACTTGATTTTGAAGTATGGATTGAAGTTGTGTTAATTCTCTACCTTGAACGGCAAAAGAGGGTCTAAATAAAACTCTATGAAAGTTTTTACTTTCAGAAAAGTCGTCATAATAAGGTGATACATTAAAGTTTGTTGCCATTTATCACCCCTAAAATTCTACGATTAACTTTACATTCTCCGTTTGGTCTGACGCTCTAGATATTGGTTTTCTATTTTCAATATAAAGAATATCACCAGAATCATGTGTTAACTCTGGAGTAGTGTCATGTGAAGATGGAGTACCTGTTGCACTTGAAGTAGCGCCTGTTACTGTGTGTGTGCTTGCAAACGCTGTTAAGTTACCGTCAGCGTCAACACCTTGATCTGTAAACTGTGGTTGTATATATCTTAATACTTTTGTAGTAGAATTGAAATCTACAACAAAACCTACAGCGCCAGTTGTTGCTTGTGTAATTTTTTCGTCTGCCTGAAATGAACCTGGTGTGCCACTAAATGTTATTGATTTAGTTGCGTCTAAAGTTGAAGCAGTTGCAGTTGAACCTGTTGTACTATCAGTTGGGTTTCTTATCAATGCAATTCTTCTAAAATCATTACCTGTGCTAAAATCTCCTGAACCATCTGCTTGTGTTAAGTCAACATTAGTCATTACAAAAAAACCACCTAACTCTGTAACCACATCAGAAGCATGACCACCAGGAGGTGATATTATAAAATCTATATCAGAATTTGATACACTACCAAAGTCACTTGCTTTTACACTTGCAAAAGTATAACCTGATCCTGCGGTTGTGATTGTAACTGAACTAACAGCATTTGAAGAAACAACGATTGTTGCCTTACCACCTGTACCATCACCACGAATATCAACACCTGTGTAAGTACCATTTGATCCACCACTACCACCAGCAGTTATCTTTACATGTTCTATTGCTCCAGCAGTTGTAGAAAAATCTGTGCTCTCTGTGGATACATGCATAAAATCTGTAGATAGAAAATTTGCCTGTTCAGAAGCAGAAAGTGAATACATATATTTCCATTTGTAACTATCACCAGTTGTAAATACACTTGTTGATTTGTTACCTGATGGTTCTACAGTTGAAGCTGCGCCACCATTATTATCAATAACTTTATATACATCAAACGAACTATTCATTGCATAGAATGTTGCATCATATAGAGAAGTTGCACCACTATCAGCTGCTATCGCTGTGCCAGCAGTATTGATATCGCCATAGTCGTGTCTATAGTAATCATATACTGTTCCTGTTTCCCAGTTTCTTCTTGGAATTACTATACTAACATCTGTGCTTGCTATCTTTTTAGCAGATAAAAAATCGTCATATGCATAATATTCTACCTGACCCACATCATCTACTGGTGTAGGAGGAGATGCATCAGTTCCATCATTAAATGCTTGATTATCTGCGAATGCTTGGGGTCTACCTATTGCAAGATAATATGTATCTGCGGCTTCACCAAAACTTTCTTTAAATTGTTCTGCGTTATGTATTCTAAAATCTTTTGTTATTATTGCTGGCATGTTTACTCCTGAAACTATTTATACACTTTACTTATCATCTTGAGGTCCTAATTTGAGCAGGTATGGTATATCTTGCACCTATCTTTGTATTAAAATCTCCTAACTGATTTAATTCACCATCTAATGAAGTTGAACCTGTACCTGTTAATCTTAAAGTATTTATTCGTGTTATAGTGGCGGCATCTGAATCCATAGTATCACTTGCAGGCTCTCGTTTAATTTCACCACCAGATTCTAATAATAAACTATCACCTGCATTTGTAGATGATCCATCTGTGCCATCTAACAAAAATCTATCTGGCACATGACTAAATGCATTAAAGATAAATCTACCAATTGTATCCATTCTAGCACCTGCATAAACGAATCCTTGATTTATATCTAGTGATCTGAAACTCGTCTTTCTATCACCTGCTGTTTTAATAGTGATATCTTGATTTAAAGTAACATCTCTAGTCGCAGAAGCAAATGCAATATTTCTCTCGACACCTAATAAAGGATTACTACGAAGTGTTGAACCATCAGTGGCCGTACCTAATCTTCTACCTACTTTTTCACCAAATAGTATTCTAAATGCCTCGATAACTTCATCTTGTTCAATACCTGCTGTAATTGTTCTACCTGATCTTAACTTAGCATCAAGTTGTGTTCGAATACTAACCTCACCTGCAAGATAAAAACCTGCTGGGTGAACTGACGATTTTAAAAATTCTCTCCAGTCTGCAATGGCCTCACCTACTTTTACAACATATGAATAATCTTGATAATATAAACTATCTTGTATTCGTTTTGTATTTTCAGATATGTGTCCATCAACACCTTCAAACTCACCATCTGTTTCTATGATTGTGCTTGCAGTTGCACTTGTTGAAGCTTGATCTGCATTTCTAACACGAGCAGTTTCACCTGATGTACCACCTGTGATTGTTACTAAATCATCAAAGGTACCTGACACAGTATTTAATGTTAAAATATTTGTATCACCATTAAAACTTTCTACTACACCAGAAACAGTTTCGCTTGTTTCCATTCCTAATGTGCTTTCAGTAGAACCATTGTGTGTAATTATAATTCTATCAGCATCTTGGTTATCAACATATATTGTATGAACTAATCTATTATTACCTTCTGCTGTTTCTGTTCTTATACCATCTTGTTCAGCACCATCAAATACAGCAGCTTCAACATTTTCTTCAAATTCTATTAGACCACCACTCTCTAATTCAATACCACCATGATCATCTTCTAATCTAAATTTTGATTGTCTAAAATCTTCTAGTAGTATGGAAAAATCTTGTGCAACAAAACTTTCTGTAATTATATTATCTTCAGCAGTTGCTGTCACAGTTTCACCTGTGGTAAATGTTCCAGATATCGTATCTATTTGCATATGTAATTTAGGATTTAGTACAGGTGCTTCTTCATATCTAAAACCATGATCTAAAACTTTAGCACTTAAAGCTTTACCAACAGTAGATGATACAGGAAATACATTTGCACTTGAACCAGAAGTTGATGTGACTGTCACAGTAGGTAACGATAGGTACCCACCACCTTTATTCGTAATTTTAATTTTTGTTATATCACCTGATGATGAATTAGTTGCGTCTTCCATAACAAGTTGATCATTTGAACTTTGTTCTAATATTAGTATACCATTTTCTATTCTATCTTGTTCTAATTGAAATCCACCATTAACAACAGCAACCTCACCTGCAAGACCACTACCATCAGTTGGATTAGTGACACTTAATGCATCTCCCACAGCATAACCTGAACCACCTGATTCTATAATTATCTCATCTATAACACCATGTGTAGTTTGATTAATCAAAGCATTTAAAGCAGTACCACCTTTTTGTTGAGAGACAGGTATGTTTTCATTGATAGTATGATAACGACCTTGGTTAACAAAGTTTACATCATCTGCTATACTTTCTATATTACATGTTAAAGTTGTACCAGAATCATCATTTGCAATACCAGTAAATGTAGCAAAAGTTTGTTGTAGTATTTTATTACCATCTTCATCAATAATATCATCACCATCTGTTTCATCAATTATAGAATGACCTAAACTATTTTGAAATGTTCCTGTTATACTATTTTTATTTAATATTAATCTTGCAACATCTCTTTGTATTCCACCTAAGTTTATAGAACTAACAGTTACACTTTCAACAACAGCAGTTGCAAGATTAACAGTTGTGTTACCAGGAATATTTGCTTGTGTAATTGTTTGACCTTCTAACTTAGTCATATCACCATTTGATGGAGACACCAAAGTTGCTTTTAATATTTTATCAGTATTAAAATTACCATCACTTACTCTTAATAAATCGACAGTAGGATAATATAACTCTGGTGTCTCATTGAACAATGCACGGAAAAATATCTCATGACCTTTCTTCGTGCCTTTTCTTTTGTAGAGGGATAATATATTTTTAGTAAGTTGTCTTTTGTTTAAACCACTTGTTAAGTCATTTGGTATGGTTTGTAAAAAACTATTTCTAAATTGTATAAAGAAATCATCAAGAGTATCATTCACATCAGCATACTCAAGGATTTGTGATAAAGTTTCATTAGGGTTTGCCCTATATCTTGATATCACACCTTGAGCACCTGACGTGCCACCTGTAATAGTCTCTCCTGTTACAAATTTTGAATTTGCTGATATGTATATTTGTAAATTGTCTGTATCTTCAGCAAGTATGGTTGCAGTCTCACCAGATGTTTGACCTGTAATAGTTTCTCCTTTAGTAAATTCACCTACAGTTTCTTCTTCATTTAATATGTAATCATTTTTATCACTACCTTTTTCGTCAGTACCATCTAGTGCTAAAAAAGCTTCTGTGCTTGTTTCTAAAAGTATTTGATCACTTGCTGTAACACTTGATAAAGTTATTTGTGCTGAATCTAAAAAATTATAATACTGTTTTACAAATTCAACAAGTAAAGGATTATTTGCTTGTATATGTTGTGGAAATTGCCTACTTACTAAAGGGTTTAATTTTTTTGTAAACTTTGCCATAGATTACGAAGCATAACTTGTTGAGGCCGTATAACCTATACCTGATGTTGTGTCATATGTGTCAGCAGATACAGTCACGGTTGTATTTGATTCATCTATTTCTATCACCTGATTTCTTACAGGTATAACATCTACAGAATTTGGTATTAATGTTAATCTAACAGCAGTTGATGTTGCACCGTCCACATTAGATACGCTTGTTATAAACAAAGAGTTTAATGTTATTGATCCATTTGTATAATCAATAGTTCCTTGTGTATTGTTTGTATATGTTCTTGTTTGACCTACAAGATAATACAGTCTTACATTACCTGCACCATCCTCATCTAAAAAGTATTCATTAGTTGTATCACCATTTATCTTAAATCCAGTTGATGATAACACACCACCACCTGTTGCATTGTGACCAGAGTGTGGATTATAAAATGCGTTATTATAATTTATAGTATAAGTTGTTGCACCAGTAGTTGTTGCAGTAAATGATTTATGTATTTTAACAGTTGTGATATTTGATAGTATAGAATTATCTACTTTGTTTATTGTTTCTATAAATTTTGAGTGTCTAAACAAACCATCAAACTGTCCTAGATTATCTGTGTTAAATGTTGTGATCGCTGATCTTACCAAAGACTTAATACTATCACTTGATCTTGTTGTTGATTTTGCATCAAACTTAACATCTACATTTAATTGTATAGATGTTGTTTCTGGATCTTCTATAATTGGTGTAACACTTGCTACATTAAAATCTTTTAATTGTGTTATGATATCTGTTTTCTTTGCCTCTGTTAGTGTTGTGCCTGTTATAGGATTAATTGAAATATATACACGACCATAAACAGGTGTGCTATTATCTTCACCACCCCATACAGATACAGACTTTGCATTTGGAAATATTTGTTTTACTTTACTTTCATAATCATTTGTGGTGACTGTTCTATTTTGTGAGGCAAATTGTTTAGGTGCATTAAAACGAATACTATCAGGTGTTTCTGGTTGAGCACCATTTGCTGAATTAGTTGCAGTTGTAATAGTTACATTAGAAAATCCACCTAGTGTTCCTGATAAACTAAATGAACTTGCACCATTGCTTTCTTCAGCATTTGTAATAATGTAAGATAGTGTTACGATATTACCAGTTGATAAAGCTGCACCAAGTACACCATCACCAAATTTAACTTCGTACTTATTATCTTCAGCACCTTCAAGATAATAAACTTTAGATGTTGATGTAATATCTGCTAAATCAGTTGCAAGTGTGTATGTGCTTGTTGTACTATCACTTGAACTATTTTGAACTGTAACTTTTAATGTTGTTGTATCTGCTAAATCATTTTCAATTAAAAATCTTTGGTCGGCATTAGCAGTATCTACAGTAAATTTATTATCTACTAAAGTTCCTTCATAAACTTCTAAATTAGAAAAAGTATAAACACCATCAACAGGTGTAATTGTTGTAGCGTCTTTTACCAAATAATTATAAGATGTGCCATCAACGGTTGTAGTAAAAGTTGTGCCTCTTGCAGCAGTTAGTGTTGAACCAGTTGCATTATTAACTACAACATTTAAAAAGGCAACAGGTGATGTTGCACTTCTAGGTGTGTATCCAACATGTTTGGCATGTGATACAATACTGTTTCTTAAATCAGCACTATCTAAAAACATTTCATTTGCTAGAACATTAGCATACACAGCATTATAGTGAGTATTGTAAGCAAGAACGTCTAATAAGGTAGACATAGTTGAACCCTCAAAATCATAATCTGTTAATTGATCTTGTTGTTTTAAAAAAGTTTTAAGATTATTTTTTATACCATCAAAATCTAAATCTGTTACATTTATTCTTCTTGACATTCTATCTGCTTCTTTCTAATAAAGTTGTAAGTGTGACTAATTCTCCTGGCACGTTTACTACACGAAAACTTATTGTGACCTCATATGAATTACTATCTAATTCTGGTCTGGCGTCAACGGATATCAGTTGTGCTCTAGGTTCAAAGTTTTTTATGACTTCACCTATAACTCTTTTTAATGATTGTGCTGTAATAGGATCTAGTGGTTCAAATAAAAGTTGTGATACACCAGAACCTATCTCTGGTTGAAAAGGTCTCTCATAATGATTTGTTAGTATAAGATTTTTTACTGATTGTTTTACTGCGTCAACATCTTTTTTTACAATAACATCATTAGTCGCTGCGTTTTTCTCAAATGATAATGCAATATCTCTATAAAGTCTAGTTGATCTTGCACTTGCGTTGGTGCGAGATGCGTCTGTATATCCTGATTGAAGTATTGCCATGATAACTATTTATCATGCTAACCTGCAAAAACATTAGAAGAACCTGAGGCAGATGAATTAGGTACGAAAGACCCATGACCACCTGTTGCGTCACCTTTTCTATGAACTCCTTTACCATTTACAAATACAGTGGTTGATCCACCAGTCGCAGGATCGCCACAAGATGTAGAATCCCCAATACGAATAGTATTTGCACCATTTGTTTTCACATTACTAGAACCACCAGTATATGCAGTTTGATGAAAAGGGTTAGGAGTAGGACTTAAATGACCCACATGTTTATCTAGTCCTGATCTTGATACAGCAGAACCCATTATCTTCTTTTACCTTGTCCGACATTTCTTTTGAACTGTCGTCTAGCATTCTTATTCTTAGGTCTTGATCTAGGACTCTGCCCGATAGATGTGCGTTTCTTTGGTCCTTCTTCATATGATACTACTGTTTGTCCTCTAGCCATTACTCATGCTCACAGACTGAACAGGTACAATATGATACTTGACAAGAGCCACCATTAGAACAATGACACCCATGTCCACAGTTTGTACACTCCATTATTTCTTTCCTTTTTTCTTTTTAGTTGTTTTCTTTTTCTTCTTAATTTTGGGTTCAGATTTCTTTGTTTTCTTTTCTTTTATACCCCAAATACCATTCCACATGTCTATAATTTTCATAATTTCTCCATATTATATGCGAACAAAACATGAACAAAATTGGTCACTATTGTCGCACCATTAAAAAACCCTTATTTATCAAGGGGTTAAGTAATAAAATATTACCATTTTTTTATACTTTTTTTTAGCAAAACCCTTGACTGTCAAAGGAATACCGTATAAGATATATTTATATTATGAAAAAAGGATACATTATGAAAATCAATATGACACTAGACGAAATATATACACAGTTTAAACTTGCGAAAACACCGCAAGAAAAAATTAAACTTTTAAAATTTGTGAGAGATACATCTTTCCCAAATACTTACAAGATTAACTTTGATAATGTTATCAAACAATTAGAGTTACAAATTAATTAATCGAAAGGAAACTATATTATGAAATATAACGATCTAATGCAAGTTGTCAATGCAGTTAAAAGTATGAGCGAAAACGAAATCAGTTTAATCATTGACGCAATCAAACAAAACCGTAAAAGAACTTCTGTTCTTTCTTCTACTCAATTTTCTGTTGGTCAGAAAGTTATGTTTGGTAAACCTAGAAATGGTTTACAAAAAGTAGGTGTTATCGAAAAGATGAATCCTGCAAAAGCAATTATCTCTGTCTATGATAATTTAACAAAAAGAACTAATAAATGGAGAGTGCCTTACTCTCTAATGAAAGGAATCGCTTAATGATTAAAGTAGAACCTGCACAGAATATCGAAGACGGTATTCAAAATCTTATCAATGCATCTAATGAAGACTATGCCAAAGATATGGATAATAAAAATATGATAGAAGAATTTAAAAATTCTTGGGTCGTTAAATCTGGTCAAAAGTTTATCAAGATTGTTGCCAAGAAATCTGTTCATTCTTTCATAGTAAAAGAGGATATGTTTACACCAGGTGGACAACCTAAGTTTAAGAAAGGTGATGTTCTCAAAGCTGCGTCTTGGAGTAAACCTGCATTGAATCAACCAAGAGGTAATGTCCTCGAAGGTAATTACCCTATACAATGGACTGGTCCATTATATTTAAGATAAACGAAAGGAAACTATATTATGTTAATTAAGATTGGCGACAAGGTTGCTGTTAATGATAGATCACTTCTAGGTAGAGAAGGTACAATTACAAATATATCAAAAATAACATATGGTCCAGATATTCATCAAGTCAATTTAGATGATACGAAAGAGACTATTGCAGTATCGAAT